GTCTACGCCCGCGAATTGACTGCATCTGAAGTTCTGTATAACTACAATTCATTGTTCAGTGACAATACAGCCGTGATGACGCCAGATTATCGGGAAGCATGGCTGCTGGATAACTTTGTTTCCACCCTCGGCACAATTGGCGGCATTCGTGCGGTGATGAACCCCGGCAATAACGGAATTTTGAAGGTCAATTGCAGCTATGAGGGGGGCATCTAATGCGCGCTTTTATTTTCGCTCTGGCGTTTCTATGTGGCATTGCGCATGCAGAAACCACGATCAACTGCCGCCCATTTGAGATCAGCCATAGCGCCACCATGTCGCCCAGCATTTTCGGCGTCAACAAAACCGGCGTGTGGTTGGCCTACATGTGCGCCGGGACGAAGATTCTGATCGTGCAGCGGTGGGATGCGCTGACATCGACACAGGCCGCCGACGTGCAGAACTGGGTGAAGACCACCAAAGACCCCGCCGATTTGCGCGCATTGGTGGCCAAGTATCGGACAGGTGATCCGTGGACGACGCCAGCCTTGGTGGAGGTATGGGCCGCCGACAAGGCCCGCCTCGAGGCGTTGAAATGAAAGCCTCGTGGCTGAACCCGATTGGTGCCCGGCTGTTTGAGGCCGAATGGCACAAGGGGCGCGGGTTTGATGCATCGAAGCTGCCGACTTGCTCAACGCAAGAGTTGCGCGATGCGGTGCAAAAGCAATCGGACAAAGCCAAGCAAATGGCAGCAAGTTTTGGTGTAGGGAGGCGACATGAAGTTTCGATTCAACGGTGACAAAGTGGCAATTTCAACCCTCACGCCTGGCAGTACAGACCAGTACAGCAACGGCATTCGGCTCAAAAGCGACGACACGGCGGTTTACACCACGACCACAACGACCGGGGCGTTGGCCAATGATGGCCTTTTGATCGGCCCCAATGGCGAGATTGTCACGGTTGATGCGACAGCAGGCTTGCCCGCTAACACCCAATGGACGAACGGCTTGCCCGTGGCGTCAAACGGGGCTTTGTGTACGTCCACAGGGACAACGGCCTACTGGGCCAATGGCGTGCCGTTTGCGGCTAACGGCGCGGTCACGGTTGCCTAAAAGCGAGAACAAACATGGACGACGAAGAAAAAGACTACAACCCGACTCAGGTGGCCGAGCGTTGGCTGCAAGAGTTGAAGATGGCCAAGCGCGAGGACGACAAGTGGATCAAGCGCGGCAAAAAGATTATTCGTCGTTACCGTGATGACCGTCAAGGCTATGCCGACACGTCCAAGCGGTACAACATCTTGTGGAGCAACGTCCAAACGCTGTTTCCCTCGATGTATGGCCGCACGCCACAGGCCCAAGTCGAGCGCAGGCACAAAGACCAAGACCCCGTGGGGCGTTGCGCGGCTCAGATCCTTGAGCGCGCGCTGCAATACGAGCTGGACAACTACAACGATTTTGACGCGGGCATGCGCGCTGCGGTCATGGATCGGTTGTTGCCAGGCCGGGGCGTGGCGTGGGTGCGGTTCGAGACCAAAGACGTGCAGACCCAAGACGGGCAGATCGTGCCGCAGTCGTATGCGTGCGTGGACACCGTGTATTGGGAAGATTTCCGGTGCTCACCTGCCCGCACATGGGAGGAGGTTACATGGGTGGCTCGCCGCGTCTACATGACGCGCAAAGACGGCACCGAGCGATTTGGCGAGGACTTTAAGCAGGTGCCCCTGACGCATGAGCCCATCGGCATTGACGAGATGGCCAAGGCCGGGGAAGACGTTGGGCATCTAAAAAAGGCCCAGGTGTGGGAAGTGTGGGACAAGCCCAGCAAAACCGTTTGCTGGATCGCAGAAGGCCACCAGCAGGCGCTTGACCAAAAGCCAGACCCCTATGGGCTGGATTCGTTCTGGCCGTGCCCAAAACCACTGTACGCCACGCAAACCACGGACACGCTGGTGCCCGTGCCGGACTACGCCCTGTACCAAGACCAGGCCGATGAGATCGACCTGCTGACCCAGCGCATCAATCTGCTGGTTAAGGCGATGAAGGTTGTTGGCGTGTATGACGCAAGCCAAGAAGGCATTCAGCGTATGCTCAACGAGGGTGTTGACAACACGTTGATCCCTGTTTCATCGTGGGCGATGTTCAGCGAAAAGGGCGGCATCAAAGGCGCGATTGACTTTCTCCCGCTGGATCAGGTGGCCATGGCCATGCAGCAGTGCTACACAGCACGCGAACATGCCAAGCAGGTGATTTATGAGGTCACGGGCCTGTCTGACATCATCCGTGGTGCGTCCATGGCGTCTGAGACGGCCACAGCACAGCAGATCAAGAGCCAGTTTGCATCCCTGCGCTTGCGCGACATGCAGCGCGGCGTGGCTTTGTTCTCCAGCGAGTTGCTGCGCATCAAGGGCCAGATGATGGCTGACTTGTACAGCCCGCAGCAACTGGTCGAAATGTCGGGCATCATGGGCACGCAAGATGCGCAGTTTGCAGAGCCTGCAATGCAGTTGCTCAAAAGTGAGCCGTCGCGCAACTTTCGCATCGAAGTGGCGTCTGACAGCCTGGTGGAGATTGACGAACAGAGCGAAAAGCAAAGCCGCCTGGAATTCCTGCAATCTGCCGGTGGGTTCTTGCAGCAAGCCATTCCCGCAACCATGCAGGTTCCTGAGTTGGCCCCCCTGCTGGCTCAAATGCTGCTCTTTGGCGTGCGGTCTTTCCGCGCTTCTCGCCCGCTTGAAGCAGCGTTTGACGACGCGATGGCGAAACTGAGCGCACCCAAACCGCCACAGCAGCCAAAACCTGATCCAGAAATGATGAAGGCTCAGGCGCAAATGCAGGTGGAGCAAGCCAAGATGCAATCTGACCAACAGATTGAATCGGCTAAAATACAGGCTCAAATGCAAATTGAACAAATGAAGGGCCAACATTTGCAACAAATCGAGGCCATGAAACAGCAGGCAGAAACTGAGCGCATTCAACTGCGCGCCAGTATTGAGGCCCAAACCCGTTTGCAAATTGCACAATTGCAGGCAGACGCGGCGCGTGAACAAGCCGAAACAAACGAATCGGAGTTTGAATAATGGCCCGCAAGCGTTATATACAAGACCCGGTTACTCACCAACTGGTGCCCGAGGAAGAATGGGCCGGGCCCTCTTCCAGCCAGGCGACTTATATTGCGCCAGATATTCAGCCTTACCGTTCAACGATCACGGGTGAAATGATTACTAGCCGGTCACAGCATCGTGAGCATTTGAAGCGGCATAATTGCTTTGAAATTGGCAACGAGGTTGACGCCATGATGAAGGCCGCACGGCCTGAAACTAAAATAGACCGTGAAGGCATTCGGCAAGCATTGGCGCAGGTCATGCAATCCAAAGGCTATTGATTCAACACCAACAAAGTGAGAAATCCTCATGAGTGACATTCGCAGCGCCCTCGAAGACGCGTTCAACGACGACGAGCCAGCCACCACTGAAGAAGTGGTGCAAGAAGCGCCAGCCGCTGAAGAGCCAGCAGCCCCGGCCACAGAAGGCCGCGCACGCGACGAAAGCGGGCGGTTTGCTGCCAAGCAGGAAGAAGCTCCCGCCGCCACCGTGGAGCCTGCTGCAACGCCGACGCGCAACCCGTTTTCCAGCTGGAAGCCCGACGCACAGCAGGCCTTGATGAAGGCAGAACGCGGCGAGGCGTTGACGCCCGAGGAATTGAAACTGGTTCGCATCGAGGCCGAACGCCGGGAATCTGATTTCCACCGAGGCGTGAGCGAGTTCAAAAGCCACAGCGAACGCGCCAAGGCATACGACACCGCGATTGCGCCATATCAGCAGCATTTGCAAAAGCTCGGTGTTGACGCGCCCACGGCAATCAGTGCTTTGATGAAGGCCGACGTGACTTTGCGCACGGGCGACCCTGCCACCAAGGCGCAGTATTTCGCCCAGCTTGCGCGTGAATATGGTATTGATTTGGGGCAGGTTCAAAACCCGCAACCTGTTGACCCACAAACTCAGTTTCTGATGCAGCAATTGAATGAATTGCGCCAACAGCAACAAATGTGGCAAAATCAAACCCAACAGCAGGAACAAGCGCGCATTCAAAATGAATTGCAGTCGTTTGTTACTCCTGAAAGACCGCACTTTGACGCAGTGCGCAATGACATGGCCGATTTACTCGAAACCGGGAAGGCCAAGAATTTGCAAGAAGCGTACGACATGGCTGTGTGGATGAGGCCGGATGTCAGGCAAACCCTGATCGAACAGCAACTCGCCGACACCCAGCGCAAGACATTGGAGCAGGCCCAGGCCCAGCGCGCAAAAACTGCCGCTGTCAGCGTAAAAGGCTCAAGCCCCAACGGCGCGGGAGGTCAGCCAGTAACTGGTTCGCTGCGTGATGTGATCGCGGCGCAATTTGCTGACAATTGAAAGGGTTAAATCATGGCTACCTTTGCCAATTTGAGTGACATTATCTCGACCACGATTCAGTCGCGCTCCGCATCGCTGGCTGACAACGTGACCAAAAACAATGCGCTGCTCATGAAAATGCGCGAGCGCGGCAACGTCAAGCCCTTCTCGGGCGGTAACGTGATCTTGGAAGAGATCATGTACAACGATGCCAACACGCAAAACGCTGGTTCGTACTCTGGTTACGACACCATCGACATCACGCCCAACAGCCCTATCTCGGCTGCGCAATTCGACATCAAGCAGTACGCTGCTGCTGTGTCGATTTCTGGTCTGGAAATGCTGCAAAACGCGGGCAAAGAGCAGATTATCGACCTGCTTGAAGGCCGCATTCAAGTGGCTGAAGCCCAGCTTCTGAACCAGATCAGCGCAGGCATTTACAGCGATGGCACCGGCAACGGTGGCAAAGACATCATCGGCCTGGCCGCTGCTGTGTCCACCTCGCCCACCAGCGGCACCTATGGCGGCATCAACCGTGCTACCTGGAGCTTCTGGCGCAACGTGGCGTTTGACGCTACCACGGACGGCGGCGCTGCTGCTACTTCGGCCAACATCCAGTCTTACATGAACCGTGTGGCTGTGCAGTTGGTTCGCGGTACTGATCGCCCTGATCTGATCGTGGCCGACAACAACTACTACCGTCTGTACCTGGAAAGCCTGCAAGCGATCCAGCGCATCGGCTCGACCGATACCGGCGGTTCTGGTTTCACCTCGCTGAAGTATTTCGGCGCTGGCTTCAATTGCGACGTGTTCCTGGACGGCGGTATCGGTGGCTCTGCCCCCGCAAACCGCATGTACTTCTTGAACACCAAGTACCTGAAGTTCCGCCCACACCGCGAACGCAATTTCGCTCCTATCGGTGGCGATCGTCAGTCGGTCAACCAAGACGCCATCGTGCGTCTGATGGGCTGGGCTGGTGCGCTGACTTCTTCGGGCGCTCAGTTCCAAGGCATCTTGGCTGACTGATGAACGGGGCTTCGGCCCCTTTCTTGACACACTGAAAGGATTTTGAAATGGCTACTCCATTTACCCACACCCCCCGAGTCGGCGCAGACTTGAAGGGCATCACGTTGGCCGCTGACATTGCCGCTGGCAAGGTCGTTGACGCACAGTTGGGCACCCAGGTTTGGGGCTCTGATGGCAAACGCTATGTGTACGCACAAGCCAATGCCGCCATCACTGCCTCGACCACTGTTTGCACGGTCAGCGCCTCGACCTTCTTGGCCACCGCCTCTGGCGGTTCGTACACCTCGCCAGCTTTCACGATGGCCTCCGGTGATCGTGGCTGGTTCGGCGCTGCATCCGTCTAATAGGGGGTAATCATGGCCCTCCAACGCGATGTTTCATCGTTCATGCCTGGCGCGGTGGTGCAAGGCTTTTTCGGCACGGTGGCCAATGGCTTGACCTCCACTGGTACCACCAACGCCGATGCTTTGCAGCTTGGCTCGGCCATCAACCGAGTCACCACAACTGCCGCGAGCACTGGCGTTTTGTTGCCCCTGCCAAACCCCGGTGACCGTGTGACCGTGATCAACAGCGGGGCTAACGCCCTGTTGGTGTACCCCGGCACTGGTGCAACGATCAATGCCTTGACGGCAACGACGGGCGGTTTCTCGGTGGCCGCTGGTGGCCGCGCTGATTTTGTCGGCGTGACCAATACCAACTGGTTTGCTGTTCTTTCAGCGTAAACTATAGGGGAGCTTTGGCTCCCCTTTTAACCTTCAACAGTGAGTCAAAGATGAGCAATCCTCAATCTGGCGTTTTTGTGCAGTTTTACACCGATGCGGTGGAATTGAAAGCCGAGTCTGAGCGACAAGGCCGACCAATTTTCCAAGACGTGCCGCATATCCGGAAAATGATTCCAGGCGATGCGGGCAATGTTATTGAGCGCGTTGCCAAAGAGTTTGACCAGCGCCAGCACCCACGCGAATGGGACGTGTTCAAGCGCCAGCAATCTACCGGCCTGGTGGGCACCCCTTTGGAACAATGGCCGCAAGTGACCCGTGCGCAGGTCAAAGAAGCCAAATATTTCGAGGTGCATACCGTTGAGCAAATGTCGGAATTGTCCGATACTTCATGCCAGAAAATGGGCATGGGGTTTTTTGATTTGCGCAACAAGGCCAAAGCCTATTTGGACGCAGCCAAGGGCACCGCAGCCGAAACAGCACAAGCAGCCGAAAACCAACGGCTGCGCGATGAAATCGAGGCGCTCAAGGCTCAGGTCGCAGATGTGGCCCCCCGCCGTGGTCGTCCTCCAAAAAGTGAAGAAGCAACAGAATGACCCTGATCGAGCTTATTCAGCAAGTATGCGATGAGTTGATGATTAACAGCCCAACGGCTGTTATTGGCTCAACTGACCCGCAAGTTCGCCAGCTTCTGGCATTGCTGAACAGGCTCGGCGCGGATATTTCGCGCCAGTTTCAGTGGCAGCGCCTTAACCGTGAGCATATCCTGACCACGGTGGCTTTTACCAAGACGGGCACCTCAACAGCGGGGTCGCCCGTTATCACCGGCATTTCAAGCACCACGGGGATTACAACGCAGTTCGGCGTTAATGGTGCGGGCACTGTGCCGTTTGCCCAGGTTATTTCAGTTGGGACAAACAGCGTCACGCTGAATATGCCCATGACTGAAACCAATGTTGGGCAGTCGTTTGAATTCTCTCAGGTGGCGTATGACCTGCCTGATGATTGGTTGAGCGAGATTCCACAAACCGAGTGGAGCCGCACCAATCGGTGGCCATTGCTGGGGCCACAATCCCCGCAGGATTGGCAATCGTTCAAGTCCGGGATTGTTTATGCCGGGCCTCGCCAACGGTTTCGCATTCAAGAAAACCAGATTCTCATTAACCCGCCTCCCCCTAATGGCCTGCTGTTTTCGTCTGAATATATTTCAAACGGCTGGGTTACTGACACGTCAGACAACCGCAAAACAAAATTCACGCTTGACACGGATTCGTGCATATTCCCTGATTCCTTGATTGTCACGGGTCTGAAATCCCAATGGAAGGCTGCTAAGGGCCTTGACAATACATTCGATTTGGGAGAATTCCGCTTGTTGCTTGAAACCATGAAAGCGCAAGACAAGAGCGCACCAAAGATCAGCTTGTCGCCGCAGTCTCAAACTGTTTTGTTGAGTATTGCCAATATTCAGGATGGCAACTGGCCCGGTAACTGATAATGGCACGCGCAACAGCATCCACAGCATCTATCCCCGCACCAGTTGGCGGCTTGAACGACCGCGACTCTATTGCGGAAATGCCAAAATCAGACGCACTGATTTTGGATAACTGGTGGCCATACCCGTCATATATTGGCGTGCGCAAAGGCAGTGCTAACCATGTGACGGGTTTTCCTGGCCCCGTGCAGACAATTGCCGAATACCTGCCCCCCACTGGCGGGTCAAAACTGTTTGCCGTGTCCAATGGCTCCATCTATGACGCTACATCTCCCGGCACGGTCGGCGCTGCGGTTGTCACGGGGCTGAGCACAAGCTGGATGCAATGGCAGGGCATCACCACGCCGGGCGGCTCGTTCCTGTACATGCTTAACGGCGTGGACAAGCCGCGCTTGTGGGACGGCTCTACGTGGAAAGCGATTGATTCTGCATCCACTCCGGCTATCACAGGCGTGGCCACTACAAAACTGGTGCATGCAACCCTGTTCAAAAATAGGCTGTTTTTTGTCGAGTCTGGCAGTTTGAATATCTGGTATTTGCCAGTTAACTCAATTGGCGGCGCTGCTTCGCAAATTGACATGGGCTCGATATTCCGCAAAGGCGGGTATATCCAAGCATGCTACACATGGACAATCGACGCTGGCGCTGGTTCTGACGACCATTTTGTGATTATTACCAGTAATGGTGAGGTTGCGGTATATCAAGGCTCTGACCCGTCATCTGCCTCCGATTGGTCAATCGTCGGTGTTTTCACGCTGGGCCGCCCGCTTGGACGAAAATGCGGCGCAAAGATGGGCGGAGATATCATCATCAATTCGATGGAAGGGCTTTTGCCCCTATCGAAAGCGCTGTTGTCGATGACGATTAACCGACAGGTTGCCTTGTCTGACAAAATCCAAAACAGTATCAGCGAAGTCACGCAAAATTACCAAATCAATGACGGTTGGCAGGTTGAGGTATATCCTGACGCCAACATGGTGATTTTGAATGTTCCCGCAGGGAATGGGAATAATTTCCAGTATGTCCAAAACACCATTAGCGGTGCATGGACGAAGTTCAAAGGCTGGAATGCCAATTGTTGGTTAAACTCACCATCCGGTTTGTATTTTGGATCGGATTCGGCAGTGGTGAAGGCTTGGACAAGCAACACTGATAACGGGGTTGGTATTGTTGCCGATGTACTGCCAGCGTTTTCGCAATTTGGCTCAGGTGCGCGAAACAAATTTTTCACGATGGTTCGGCCAAACATTCTCACGAATGGGTCGCCTTCGATTAACTATGGCCTGAATATCGATTACACCATTCAAGACCCGCAAGGCGTGTTGTCGTATTCGCCGCCAACCGGCATGGTGTGGGGCTCAATGGTGTGGGGCTCAATGGTGTGGGGAGGAGCCCTTGTGGCGTCCTCTTCTTGGCAAACCGTTGGTGCAGTGGCTAAGTCCGCATCTATGCGGCTGCGCGTCAACAACGGGGGCGCTGATGTGCGCATGACCAATGTGGACTACCTGCACCAAGTGGGGGGCGTGCTTTGAGGCTGTGCCTTGACCCAGCCATTGTGGGCCCATGGGTCTGTGCCCGTGGTGGCGGGACATGGTCTCCGGGTCGAGGGACAGCCATCGGCAAATTGGATGGCGCAGGCAATTTGGTGGCCGGCGTGCTGTACGAAGACTGGAACGGCGCAAACATTGTTTGCCACATTGCAGGTGAAGGTAATTGGGCAACGCGGGACTTTTTGTTTGTCATTTTTGACTACCCGTTCAACCAACTCAAAGTCAAACGAATTACGGCACCAAATGACGCCAATAACGCGACGTCGATAAATCTTGTAACCCGCATGGGGTTTGAGCTAGAATGCACACTAGCGCAGGCAACCCCTGACGGTGATCTACATTTATTCCGCATGTGGCGGGATGACTGCAAATACATCCGAGGAAAATATGGGAAAGTCCAGCGCGCCAGCAACGCCTGATTACACCTCAGCGGCAAATGCCACTGCCGAGGGCAATCTTGCCGCAGCGAAATATGCGACAAATGCAAACCGGATCAATCAGACAAACCCTTATGGCAATCTGACGTATTCGTACACACCACAATACGATTCCAGTGGGAATGAAACTGGTGGTGGGTGGTCGCAAAAAACTGAGTTGACGCCACAGGCTCAAGCGGCGCTTGACCAGCAATTGCAACTCAATACCAAATATGGCGACGTTGCAAACATCGGGTTCGACAAAGTACGTCAGATTTTTGAGAATCCGCAGCTTGACACGTCTAGCTTGCCAGCGCGCGCCATCAATGTAGGTCAAACCGCGCAAGATGCTATCTTGTCCCGGCTTAACCCCACCTTGCAAACGCAAGATGAGGCCTTGCGCACGCGCTTGGCAAACCAGGGGATCACGCTGGGCAGTTCTGCCTATAACCGAGAGATGAACCTTGCTGGTCAAAACGCCAATGATCTGCGCACGCAAGCGGCGTTACAAGGCATCAACCTTGACCAGCAAAACCGCACATCCGCGCTGCAAGAGCAAGCCTACTTGCAGGATAGGCCGTTGAACCTGATCAACGCGCTGCGCTCTGGCAATCAGGTGACAACGCCACAATTTCAGAATTTTGCGCAGCAAGCGACGACGCAAGGTGCGGATACGCTCGGTGCCACAAACTCCCAATACAACGCCGGGTTGAATGCAACTAATGCATCAAACGCCCAAACCAGCAACTCTATTAGCGGTCTGCTGGGCCTTGGGACGAGCATCGCCAGTCTGCCTATCGCTGGCGGTGGCTCGCTTGGTGGCGCGGGGCTGGCTGGTCTTTTCTCTGACAGACGTCTTAAAAAGAACATCGAACTTGTCGGCAAAATGGACAATGGGCTGAACGTTTACCTGTATGAGTACATATGGGGCGGCCCTGTGCATATTGGCGTGATGGCCCAAGAGGTCGAAAAGGTCAATCCTGACGCAGTGTTTGAGGTCAATGGATACAAGGCTGTGAAATATGATCGACTTTGATTTACAGCAAAAGATCCTTGAGCAGCAGCGCCAACAGGCTGCCGCTCAAAGCGAATTTCAAGCGCCGCAAGGGCAAATGATTGGCGGGCGTTATATCGCGCCAAGTGCTTTGCAATACCTCGCTGCTGGGCTGCGGTCAATTGGTGGCTTGCGTGGGCAAGACATTGCTGCACAGGGCTTGTCAGACCTGAACACACAGCGATCAGAAGGCACGCAAAAAGCCATGGCTGATTTTTTACGTCAGGCCCAAGGCTCCCCCGCCAATGCCCCAGGCGATGGCGTAGGCCCCACCATGCCCGCACAAGCACCCAACATGCAGGGCGCATATGCGGCATTGCTGAATGCGCCTGACCAAAACTTGCGCCAAGCTGGCATGCAAGGGACGTTGCAGTTTGCGCAGCAACAAGCCCAACAGGCTGAGCGCCAACGCATGCTGCAAATGCTGCAAAACATGACGCCCCAGCAGGCGATTGCAGCGGGCGTGCCTGCGGATATGGTCAAGCAGTATGCCGAATCGCAAAACTACGGCAAACCAAAGGTCGAATACAAAGACGTGGGCGGCTCGCTCGTGCCTGTTAGCGAATTTGGTGGCACCCCGGCTGGGGCTGCGCCTATTGCCAAAACGGGCAATCCGTTTTCCGATCTGGTGGTGGCTGGGCCTAATGGGTCGGTTGTGCCGAATGCGCCGCTGGTTGGGGTCAAGCAAGGCTTGGCGCGCGCTGGTGCGCCTTCTGTAAATTTGGCTGTAAACACGGAAAAATCGCTGCTGACAACCATGGGCGAAGGTTTGGGCAAGCAGTTGGATGCAAGCTTGGCTGGTGCCCAGTCCGCACAAAATACAGTCCAAGTTGCCGGGAAAATCCGCGATCTGGTCAATTCCGGGAAGGTTATCACCGGCCCTGGCGCAGATTACCGCGTCACGCTTGCCCGCTTGGGTGAGGGCTTGGGGGTTGGTGGCAAAGACAATGCCGAAAAGCTGTCGAACACCGCTCAGTTGATGCAAAACTTGGCGAAAACAGAACTCGATGCATCGCAAAGCATGCGTGGGCAAGGGCCAATCACGGACAACGAACGTGCCTTGATCCGTCGCGCAGCGGCTGGGGACATGGGCATGACAGGTGCGGAATTGGTTACGCTGTCCAACGCAATCGAAAAGAACGCACGCGCCCGAATCCAGCAGCACCAAACGCAAGTGAAGCGCCTCCAAGCGTTGCCCGGCGCTTCCCCGCTTGTTCCGTTCTATAGCGTGGATGAGCCTGCTGCACAACAAGGTGGCGTCGTTGACTTTGGGAGCTTAAAGTAATGGACGTGCGCTTGCCTGACGGCACCATCATCAAAAACGTGCCAGAAGGCACGACCAAAGCTCAACTTTTGCAGAAGTTGCAGGCTAATGGGATGAATTTTTCATCTGCAAGCGCGCCTGCCTCACCCGCATATGACCCGACAGAAGGCATGTCGGGGACAGAAAAGTTTTTGGCTGGTGTCGGCAAAGCCATGACCGATGTGGGGCGCGGTGTCCGGCAATATTTGCCCGATTCGATGGGCGGCATGTCCAATGCCGAGATTGCCATGGCGCGCAAACTGGACGCGCCTCTGATGAAAACCGGCGCGGGTACGGCGGGTAATGTGGCCGGGAACCTCGCCATGGCTGTGCCTACGGCGTTTATCCCAGGCGCTGCCACTATCCCCGGTGGCGCGGCAATTGGTGCGCTGTCTGGCGCTTTGCAGCCTGGCGTCGATGCAGCAGAACGAGCAAAAAACGTGGCAATCGGCGGAATTGCAGGTGCAGCGGTGCCCGCTCTGGTGCGCGGCTATCAGGTCGCCAAATCGTTTGTTGAGCCACTTTATGAAGGCGGGCGCAACCAAATCATAGGGCGCACGATCAATGAAGCAACAGGCGGGCAGGGTGCCGCAGTTGCCAACCAGTTGCGTTCGGCAAATCAAATCGTCCCCGGCTCGTTGCCTACTGCCGCAGAGGCCGCACAAAACCCAGGGCTGGCCGCTTTGCAACGTACCGCCACGGCTACAGATCCGGTAGCAATGAATCAACTGGCTGCGCGCCAAGCTGCGCAGAACGATGCGCGGATTGCTGTTTTGCGCAACTTGGCGGGGGATGAAGCCGAAAAAGAAGCCGCGCTGCAAGCCCGACAAGGTGCGGCAGAGGTTGCATATAGTCGCGCTCGTAATTCTGATTTGATGCGCCGAGAGATGGCTATTCAGGGGCAAATTGCAAGGGATGCGCAATATACGGGCCTTGGCTCACTAGCTAACGCTCCAGTTCGCACAGAGGCGCAATCCGCAGCAATGGCAATTCGCCCCACAAAAGCTCTAGAGGATTTGGCAAAACGTCCGTCATTTGCTGGGTTTATCAATGACGCAAAACGCATGGCCGCAAACAAAGGGATTGATATTGGCAATCCGCTTACTTCTATTGATGGTTTGCATTATTTGAAATTAGCAATTGATGACGCTTTAGAGCCAACCGCCACAAACGCACTAGGACGAAATGCAAAGTCTGCATTGATGGACATGAAGTCCACGCTTACACGTGAAATGGACAATATTTCTCCAGTTTATGGGGCATCTCGTGAAGCATTCCAGCAAGCATCGCGCCCCATTAATCAAATGGCTGTAGGCGAGGAATTGATGGGTTCAGTTAACCCATTGACAGGCCGAATCATGCCTGCACAGTTTGCAAAAAAACTTAGTGATCAAACTGCGCAGACCGCTACAGGCTTTAAGGGCGCAACGCTTGAAAACACCCTAGAGCCTGCACAGCTTCAATCTATGAATGCCTTGCGCGCAGACTTGGCTCGGGCTAACTTTGCTGACACCGCAGGCCGTGGCGTAGGCTCTGACACCGTACAGAAAATGGCCTACAGCAACATGATGGGACAAGCCGGTTTGCCCAATGCCATCCGTAATTTTGGCCCAGCTGGTATCGTTGGCAATTTGGCGCAGCGTGCTGGGCAAGTTGTCTACAAAGATGCAAACGAACGCATGGCGCAAGAATTGGCACAAGCGTTGTTAGATCCTCAAAAAGCCGCCGCTCTGCTTGAATCTGGCATGGTTAATCCACAAACTCAAGCCCTGATACAAGGGCTTCGCCGTGGGGGTGTCGCGCTGGGTTCAGCCACGCCGGGGCTTATCAAGGCGAATCAGGAATAAACGCTTTAGACAACAGTCGGGCATATATTTGATGACAGCGAATCGCACGGCCAGCAAACAAGCCATGACCAACAGGGCTGCAAAAGGCTTCAATACCATTGCCGCAGCAAACGACATTTGTTCAGGTGTCATATGAAATCAAACGCTCAAGAATTCGTCGGCATGCTGTTTTTGGCGCGTGACGTTGCGCACAAAGCGCACCTGAACACGGACAGCTATGCCCAGCACATGGCGCTTGGCGCATTTTACGATGCAATCATTGAGCTTGCTGACAAATTTTCAGAAGCATGGATGGGCCGCAATTTGCAGAAAATTGGCGTCATCCCGACGATGAAAGCACCTGACGCCGATATACTCAAGCAATTGCAGGTCATGCTTGAGGTTATTGAAGAATCACGCGACTTTTGCAAAAATGACACGCCATTGCAAAACATCATTGACGAGATTGTTGGCGAGTTTTTGTCGGTGCTCTACAAACTCAAATTCTTGAAGTGAGGTAACAAACATGCCGCGCAATGGTTCGGGAAGTTTTTCCCTCGTTTCAAACAGTTGGAACCCCGCACAAAACGGTCAATCCGCTACCGCAGCAGATTGGCAAACGCTGATCAACGATATTGCATCGGCCATGAGTCAATCCCTTTCGCGGGATGGGCAAACCTCGCTAACTGGCAATTTGCCAATGGGTGGCAACAAGCTGACAGGCTTGGCCCCAGGCGATGCCGAGGGCGATTCTTTGCGGTGGGAGCAGCTATTTAGCCAAGGGCTTTATCAAGACCTCGCAAGCGCAGCAACCACGGAAATCGGTGACCAAAATAGTACGCTGGTCAACATCACCGGCACCACGGCGATTACCTCGTTTGGCACCAGCTACAACGGCCCACGGTTTTTGCGTTTTGATGGCGTTTTGACGCTCACCAATAGCTCAACACTGGCGCTGCCAGGCGGCGCAAACATCACCACCGCAGCCGGTGACCATGCCATTGCTGTGCCACTTGGCAACCCCGCTACCGGGTGGCGCGTCATTTTGTACGCGCCCGCTATTGGCATCTCCAATAAATCCCCATTGGGGTCGCTGACATGTACGGTAGCAAGCAGCGCACTGACAGGCACGCTGGCCGCTGAAACTTTGGATTTCCGGTCTACAACCGTTGCCAGCGGCACGCCTATTACGCGGATTGCCCCGGCTGCTGTGTCTTTGATCGTCCCAACTGGGGCAACTCTTGGCACCACAAACGGCGTGCAGGCGCGCATTTATTGGGGATGGATTGACAACGCAGGCACGCTTGAGCCTTTTGTTGTAAGCACCCCGAATGGGTTCATACTTGACGAAACAACGCTTGTCAACACCACGGCGATCAGTTCAGCCGCTGGCACAGCAGGTGTTTTTTATACGATCACTGCTCGTTCAAGCGTTGCGTATCGTGTCCGTGGGTTTTGCGATATCACGGAATCTACCGCTGGCACTTGGTCATCTGCGCCGACTTTGGTGCAAGGTTTTGGCGGGCAGTCTGGCATCATGTTGCGCCCAGAACTGGCATCTTTGACTGTTTCAGCAGCAAGCAATGCGCTGATTGCTTCATTCCCCGCAGAGTCACTTGATTTCCGTTCTGCCACACTCACCAATGGGGCTGCTTTAAAACGCACTCTTTCCGCTCCGGCCACCTTGACTGTCCCAAGTGGCGCAACTTTGGGCATGCCCAGCGCTGTTGCTGGGCGGCTGTATTTTGGCCTGCTGGACAATGCCGGTACGCTCGAACCTTTTGTTGTCAACCCATCAACAGGCGTGAGCCTAGACGAAACGGGCCTGATCAGCACAACCGCGATCAGCTCATCTTCCAACTCGGCAGGTGTGTTTTACTCCAATTCTGCACGCACGAATGTCGCCTATCGCATCCGTGGGTTCTGCGACATTTCGGAGACTACGGCAGGCACTTGGGCCAGCAGCCCCACTCTGGTGCAAGGCGCTGGCGGGCAATCGCTGGGTGCCATGACTTCGCTGGGATATGGTCAAAAATCAAATGACCTTACCGCCTCCCGCGTGCTGGGCACTGCCTACTACAACACAACAGGCCGAACCATTTTTGTATCGGCTGCTGTTTTGTCATCCAGCGGGAATAGTGGCGTGTCCCTTTACAGCAATAGTGTAGTTGCCAGCTACGGGCTGTCTGTCCCTGCACTCTCTGTGGCCACTGTAAGCGCGCCGATCCCGCCTGGAGCCCAATATTCTGTGCAGGTTTCAGGCGGTACACCCGCGCTGGTCAGTTGGTCAGAAACTCGATAAAGGTGACAGCATGCCTTACTTCAAAGCACCTGATAACAGCCTTCATTTTTTAAGCATCGACGACATTGCAAATGGCGGTGAATCTTTGCTGCCAATTGGCTGCGCAGAAATCACTGACGAGGAAGCCGAATCTATTCGGCAGGAATCTATTGATGCGCAAGTGCAGGCCGAGCCAATTGTTAACGCAGAACAAAAGCTGGCGGCCTTCCTTTCTGCAAACCCTGATGTTTTAGCTCTTGTGACAAAAACCAACTAACGCGAACGACCATGAACGAGATCGACCCATACCAATTCGGAATTTTGACAGCGCAAGTCAAAACGCTGGAAACGCAAGTATCTGAATTGAGTTCAGATGTCAAAATCTTGCTTGAATTGGCCAACAAATCAAAAGGCGGGTTTTGGATGGGCATGGCAATTGCCTCCAGTTTTGGGGGCGTCATCGGCTGGATTGTCAGCCACATACCATGGGCGATCAACAAATGAACTTCGACCAAGCTTTTGAGCGGCTGATTGGGCATGAGGGTGGATTTCAAAACGACCCCCGTGACAAAGGCAACTGGACAGGCGGCAAGGTTGGCGTCGGTCAACTCAAAGGCACGAAATTCGGCATCAGCGCCATGACATACCCTGGCGAGGACATCGAGAACCTGACCCTTGAGCGCGCCAAACTGATCTACGCACGCGACTTTTGGAGCAAGGCAGGTATCGACTTGTCTCCAGACGGGATGCGTTTCGACATCTTCGATACGGCGGTAAATTCTGGCGCAAAACGAGCGGTGCAGTTTATTCAGCGCGCTTTGGGCGTGGCGGATGACGGGGTCATCGGCTCTGTAACCGCCTTGGCGCTCAGCCAAATCGACCCATACCGCCTGCTGGCCCGTTTCAACGGCCACCGGCTGGACTTCCTCAACGATAACCCAGAGCTGTGGGCCACTTATGGCCGAGGCTGGGCTCAGCGCATCGCTGAAAATTTGATTGGAGCTTGAAATGGACTGGAAAAGCATAGCCGGGGCAGTCGGCAAAGCAGCGCCCGTGTTAGGCACCCTTTTGGGTGGCCCCGCTGGCCCTGCAATTGGTGCAATGATCGCCTCCGCTTTGGGCACATCTGCCGACCCCGATGTCGTATCTGAGGCTTTGAGCAATAACCCGGATGCTTTGGTCAAGCTGCGACAAATCGAAGCCGACAAGGCGACGAAATTGCAGGAATTGGTTGTTGAGCAAGCCAAAACCGTTATCCAAACCGAAGCAGCAGACCGAGACAGCGCACGAAAAATGCAGCAGGCCACAGGGTCTTATATCCCTGCTGCCCTGGCTGTAGTTGTGACACTCGGGTTTTTTGCAGTGCTGGCGTTGCTGGTGTTTCACGGAAAACCAGAAAATGGGGGCGACGCCCTCATGATCATGGTTGGCAGCCTTGGCGGCGCATGGTCTACCGTGATGGCGTTTTACTTCGGAACCACATCCAACAGCATCCGCAAAACCGAATTGCTGGCACAGAGCGCACCGGCTAAATAGGGCGGTTCATGGCATAGCCCTCCCAACTGCAATAGCTGCGCGGAAGATGGCGCGGCGGGTGGCGGCGTAGGGGCATGGATCATCGTCTGTTTCTACCCTAAATCCTTCCCCGATTGTATCATACCAATGATACCAGTCGGCTTGGCCTGTACTCACACGCAGTCCAAGAGCCACCGCCAGCCGCAGCGCTTCGCCGTCGTCGTCGAGTGGGTTCCACGACGAATGTCCGCCCCGATCATTCACGTAGTACGGCGGAAAATCGCCACGGATGGTGAAATCCAGGCTGATCCCCGCAGCCTTAGCCGCCATCTCGTAGTCTTCGCGGGTGAAGGTCATACCCCCTCCTGTTGCTGGCGGGCGGCGTCGGGCGCTGTCCCATATGTACCGGGCCACAGAGTGACTGACGCCTGCCAATGGTGGCTGCATCAAGTCGTCCAGCATGTGCGAGTACCAGAAAGCGTAAAAGGCTTGATCCTGCGATGGGTAGCTTTCAATGGGTGCGGCCACCACCTCCCCGCCGCTGGGCTGCTGCGATGCCGCCAAAACACGGGCCAGCGCCTGCCGGTTGATCGGCGAAGTCAATTCCTCGTTGAGCCACTTGGACAGCTCGCGCACGTCTTCACTGGGCTGCTGCGCCCGCTCGGCCTTGGCTTCACCCATCAGTACGTCAGAAAACCTGTCGATGGCGCGGATCAAGTCGGAAGCGTTGCCATTGCCAGCCGCTGCAAACCGCTGGCACGCTTCGGTCAATGCAGCCCATGCCTGACGGTGATGCACCGGCTCGGCCTGCTCCCGGCTGGCGGGTGGGGCGGTGTAGTGCTTCACAACAGATTCAACAGCAATGTCCATGTAATAGCGTGGGCATGACTTGCGATCTAGTTCTGTGCGAACCTTTTGCGCCAGTGTCCATGCTGGATAATCCCCACCCCCTGCGCCCCGGCTGCCCACAGGCTCCGCGCTCGGTGCGGCTGATTGATTGGTTTGGTTGGTCATTTGAAATCCTGGTTCAAAACGCGGTCATAAGTGACCATTGCGCGTGTTTTGCAGTAGAGGGCGCGTGTGTACCCCGTGCGCCAGTTGTGGTGCCACGACTCTGACGCGTACAACGCGGCGAACAGCAAAAAGTTATGCTTGAGTTGGGCGCGTGTCATTTAATTTGCTCCTTACACCCCTTGATAATCAAATCAAGGTTTCCGTTTTCTGCAAGCTGCAAAATCGTTTCTGCAAACGCTTTGGCATCAAGCTCAGACACAAGCGGCATGATGATGCCGCGATGCTTTGAGGCGTAGTCTGTGGCTGAGGCGTATTCAAGCGTTACGGCATCTGACTTGTCGCCAATGATCAGGTAGGCGCGTTTTTTCACAATAACACCTCCGCTGCCAATGCAAGCCAAAAGGCAATGACCGCAATCAGCAGCAACAAAAACGGCCAATTCGTGCCAGCGCGGGGCGCATCAACCTGCTGGGCGGGTTCGTCGCGCTTGATCGAAGCAAAAGCCATTGCATCAAGCAACTCGGCGTATTGCTGGGTTCGTTTTGTCTCGCCATCGCCGGGCTTTGGCAAAGGCGCTGCAAGCGGCTCCAAATGGGCGCTCAATTCCTCGTGGTAGCTCATGCTGTCGCTCCAATGATGATGATGGTCAGCAATGCAATGACGCCCATGCACACCCACCAAGCGGGGCTGTAGCCATGGCGTTTTTCATGGGAAATGTAGCCCGTACGAAATTCGCAATCTGCCAAAGTCCGTGGCGTGATCAGGTGGGACTGTTTCATTGTTTGCTCCGTTGTTGATGCGCAAATGATATCAACAAAAAGCTATTGAAACAACAAGCCCACAAAGATTAGTCGGGTACTTTTTGCACATGCCCGCTGCGCAACCTGTCGCACGCGATTTGTGCAGCTTGGTAGTCAAGCCCAGCGGTGTACCCCTCGGCGGTAAGCTGCGCTTCGCGCACCTCGACCATTTCAGCCACTGCGCTCACCCCGGATTCAGACAAGGCAAACTTGCCTGTTTTTTCGTACCCGGCCCCGCACTGCGCAAGCTCTTTAAGCGCGGTGGCGCACACGGGGATAAATTCCCGCCCTATGCCACGCTCACACAAAACCGTGCCGATGTTCGTGGCGGTGCACAAGATGTTGAAATCTTTCTCCGTAGCACGGCCCGCTTTCATCGCATCCAGTGACAGCCACATGGAATGCGCAACGCTTGTTGCCGCTTGTGGGTCAATCTCTTCGGCGCTGCGCGGAAAAATGGCATTCTGGCTTGCGCCTAGCATTTGCTCGGTGGTGTATTTGGGCCTGTACTTCTTGCGTGTTTTGCTCATGTCAGTGCCTTGTTGATTCTTTTTCGGTTATGTCGATTGCCAGTGAAAAATCGTCTACTTCTTCGGCGTAATCTTGCATGGACTGCGCCAGCGCGTGGGACACCGGGCACGTCCCCCGGTGATAGTCGATGTCCTGTGCCACTTCGCGCAGCAACAACGCCAGGCGGGCCAGCTTTTCAGTTAGCGTCGTTATCATGATTGGTTTGGCTTGTATGGCGCTTCGTAGTCGGGCTCTGGAAACTCGTCTAGTTCTTCGTCGCGCTCATCTTGCCACCGCTTCATGTTGTCACCTTTTTGACGTACACCCTAAGCCTTGAGTTTGCCTCAAAACGTGCGGCGTTTTCCTTTTTGTGCTCTTCTGGCTCTGCCTGCATGGCCGCCAAATAAGCCTGGCTGTAAGCTTCGCAAATAGGCCCTTGTTTGCAGTGTGGCAGGCGGCGTAATTGATCGCTTATCCACCGGGCGTCATGCGGGTGGTGTGTTTGAGGTAGCACGCTATGGCCTCCATTGCTGCGTCAGCACCCAGCGCCACGCAAACAAATGCGCCCGCGTTGTATGCTGTTTCAAGGTATTCAAGCTGCCCATCCTGCCACTTGCTTTGCGTGTGGTCTCGGCGCTTTAATTCAAGCACAAGCGCGGGGGCACCTGGGATGATGACGTCTGGCGCGCCCTTGGTCATGCCTTCGGCTTTTTGGTGCCAAACCTGCCCCGCCGTGCGTTTGCCTTCGTTTCGGACATGCACCGCAATACGCCCAATGGTGTCGGGCCACTGGCGGCGCAAACGCGCAAACAACGTGACTTGCTCGGCGGTTTCGGTGGGGCATGAGCCTCGGTATGTGGTGTCGCCGTAGGTGTTGAGCCATGGGGGGAATTTCATGCCGCCAACCTAGCCTGCAAAACCTCTTCGTCACTTGGACGGTCAAACCCAAGCACCTTCCAGAAATCGCCATCCTTGACGTAACTGATCGTCCTTGGGACGCGTGTAAATTCGCTTGTGCCTTGCGCAAACGCCGCTTTTTTTGATGCGGCATAAGTGCTGTTTTCCAGCAGATACACCGAAAACTTGCGGCGCGTTGTCACGATGTTGGCTGTAATCATGTCGTTTCCTGATCGGCTGATGCCGCGTACATAGTCAATTGACACAACAAGGTCAGTTTGTGGTTGCGTCGGGTCTTTCTTGTGCGCGGTAAAGAATTCCAGCAACTTGTCATTAGGGTTTACAAGTTCCGCCTTACACGACCCGCAAAACCTGGCTGCAATGTCGTTGACATGCTCACACACCGGGCACACCTTGCAAGACCAGAAATATCCGCACCGCTCACCCGTCCTTGTGTTGACATGCTGGCAGCGTCTGCCGTAATGCGCAGGCATGGGGACTTGTTCGCCCTTGTGATCTTGCACCGTGATCCGATTTCCGTCCAGATCGGCAAAATACCCGTGTTGGTCAATCTGGTATTCGTGATCGTTTGGCCTGGCTGAAAACAGGTTGACGCGACCGCAGTCTTCGCACAGACATTCGATAATCCCGCCTCCGCTAGACTGGTATGCGGCCTTGATCTGTGGCGCGTACAGGTCGCCATCTGGCATATGCTTGTCTATGTTGCCCGCATAGTCCAGCACAACGCATTCAGCCTTCCCGTCAAACAAACGCATGCCCCGGCCCATGATCTGCTGCAATAGGCTCACGGATTCAGTCGCGCGCAAAATGGCGATGTGCGACACATGGCCAGCGTCAAACCCTGTCGTCAGCGTGCCCACCGACACCAGATACAAAAACTTGCGGGCTTTGAAGTCTTCAATGATTTGTTTGCGCTCTGCTTTTGCTGTATCGCCCACAATGCACCGGGCATTGTCAGGATGCAGGCTTGCCATGACCTCTTTGGCGTGCTGCACGGTTGCTGCAAAAATCATCACGCCCGTGGCGTTTTGGGTCTGAGCCGCCACGTCGGCAATGATGGCGCTCGTTTTGCGCCCCCAGCCCTCAAAAGCCGCTTTCAGTGATGCATCGCTGAATTTCCCATTGGCCTGCACCTTGAGCCCGCTTGTATCGTAGCTCTCCGCGTTGATGTCAGCAGCGCGCAAAGGCGTTAAGTACCCCATGCTCAGCAACATGCGCGCCCCAATGCTGTACACGCACTGGTGAAAATACGGGTCGCGGGCCACTTCGGCAGGCAGTGCCCGCCCATCGGGATCAATCCCAAAAATGAACCCGTCCCCCAGCCTATAAGGCGTGGCCGACAACCCGCACACCCGCAAATTTGGGTTACCAGCGCGCATGTCCTCAATGATTTGCTTGATGGTCGGCGTCAGCCGGTGGCACTCATCTACGATCACGCCAGCGAAATCTGGGCCTAGCTTTTTTGCTTGTGTCTTGAACGTGCCTTCGGTTGCAAACACAACCTGATGACGAAGGCTTTTTGTGCCCGCACTGGCGCTGTAGATGCTGCACCGTTCTCCAATGAGTTGATACTTTTCGGCGTTTTGGTGAATCAACTCCGCAGATGGTGCCAAGCACAACACCCGCTTGCCTTTGCTCAAGGTGTGCAGCGTGTGGGCCAGCATGGCGACAATCACGCTTTTGCCAGCACCTGTGGCCGCTTCTACAAGGCACGGCAATGTTGAGCCTTTCCAGTGCTCGATGACCTTGTCATGCGCCTCCTGCTGATATGGGCGTGGCTGGATCATGTCAACCTCCAGCTTCCCTTTTTAGGGCTTGTCCAGGGCTTGAGGTCAGCGTCAGGCAGCAACGCTGCCAGCGCCTTGGCATAGGCCACGGATTCGCCGTCTTTGGTCTTGGTCAGCTTGCGCCCACAAAGCAACGCGTTTTTGCCATCAGCCATTTTGACCAAATCAGCCAAAATAGCTTTTTCGCTGGCCTCATCATCTTTCTGGCGTTTGCGCAGCATATCCAGTTCGGCCAGCTTGGCCGCGACTTCCTCGGTGTCGATCGACACGCGCAGCGGCTCCAAATGCTCGGGGTTGTCAAGCTCTGACAACAGCAAATCGTAAAAAGCGCTGATATCCGGCAAAACGCGATCAATCCAGCCTTCGTCTTTTTGGACGCGCTCAATGCTGATTTGCTCCGGCACGTAATCTGCGCTAAACGGGTCGCCTTTTGGCGCAACATACTGCGCAAAATAAGCATGCTCACGCTCTGCCGCGAGCATTTCCATTTGCACTTGCACGGCATAGTGCGGCTGCTCAGCCAGTGGCTTGAACTCAGCTTTTGGGTTATTGCGCAACCCAAAAGGCACTTTTACTTCAAGCACGCCGCCGTCGCTTGTCAGCCCGTCAGGGCTTGCGCCCATGCGGTCGCCGTACGGGAAAAACCCGCACTTTTCAACGTTCAAGCCCGTTTCACGCATGAACGCCAGTTGGGCGCGTTGTTCGTTGGCCCTGCCGTGATCTGTGGCTGGGTTTCCCGCGAATTCGGACGGCGCACCGTGATGCTCCCTCACCATAGCGCGCAACACATCGGCGCGTGTCTGCCATGGGGACAGACCTAGAATTGCCCCAATTCGTGAGCCGGTAATGCGCAATTTGCGCTGTTCAAACCATTCTTGCGTGCCTTGTTGCACCGTGCTATCATTCGCTTGCATTTTTGCTCCTGGTGGTAGTGCCTTACCCCGCTCGGTTCACGCTGAGCGGGGTTTTCTTTTTAGGGGTATCCGGTTTACCGTGTGGAAAGCTTCCGATGAGCTTTGAGCGTCTCCGTGTTGAAACGAGGCTCGCACAGGTCGCATACCAGGGCGCGCCGTGCGCGCTGTCCTCGGGTGACTGGCGGCAGTGTGACCAGGTGCATGTCCTCGGCCCGACAGGGCAGGCGTGGCTGGTGCTGGGTGGAAAGCTCGGCCATTCGCTCCGCAGCCACGGCCCGAACCGTCTTCTCGTCCACCCCCACTTCCCGGGCTACATGCACAAAGGTGTGCTTCAGGGAGGCCCTGGCGATGAACTCCGCACAGCGCTCGGTCATCCTGCGCTCGTCCAGAACCCCGCCCAATGGCTGGAGGAACGTCTCCCCGCAGTCCCGGCACCGGTATCGGCGCACCGTGGCCTCCAGCTTGGCCGCAAAGCCCCGCAGCGGGGCGTCCGCGTAGGTTGTCAGTTTCGTGCCGTGCCGATACAGCGCCATACCGCCGCACTTGGTGCAGGCCCTGGGCTCGTGCAGGTACACCCCCGAGAACGTCTCTATGGCGCCCTCGGTCCTCTTGTCGGTCAGCGTCCAGCCTTCCATATCCAATATGTCTCTCATCCCCGGATTGTCGTGTGGAAATGGTCAAGCGGCCTCTGCAACCTCCTGTTGCTCCAGAATGGCCCGCGCCCAAGCCAAGGCCAACGGATACGGCACTGCGTCCGCCAAGCCGTGCTGAAGCTGTATGCAGGGGAACGGCAGCTTGGAGGCGTCCGGGTAGCCTTGGAGGCGAGCGCCACGCTTTGGGCCGTAGATTCGACCAGCCACGATGCTGTAGGCCATCAGGTCGTCCACATTCCCCGAGTAGATAGGTCTGGGGGGCTGAATATCCGGCGAATGCGTGAACCAGCGGACACGCGACTGGTGCGGCTGATAGAAGTGCATGGCATTGCACTTGGTGGCTGTATGAGCCTCGGCCAGGTCGATAGGCACGACGTTCTCGAAGTTGAACCACGTCCATTCCACAGAGGCCAGAAGCCCGTCCACCAGGGGCGTCAGGTCCGGGAACTTCGGGTCTCGAATGGCTTTCAGCTTGCTGTGCGATTGGCACGACGGACCGCCAATCACACCGTCGAAGCGCTGGCCAGCAACCGCTGCGGGCAAATCCGCCAGGTCGTGGACCAGGGGCTCGCCGCCACACAGCTCCCGGTACATCGCCCGCTTCTGAGGGTCGATTTCGCACCCCGGCACTACTTCGAACCCGGCGTCCATGAACGCCCGGTCCAGGAGCCCCATACCCGTGCAAATGGACAAAACCTTGTGTTTCTTCATAAATTCTTTCAACACGATAATCCGTTTGAGTATTATGCTTCAACATCATGCATTCCACACGTTATTCCGATTACCCCTTTTTAGAACGGGATGTCTCCGTCTTCGACCGGCATTTGTGGCGCAGGCTTGGGCGTAGGCGCAGCCGCTTGCGCCTTGGCGGGCGACACAGCATTGACATGGTTGCCGGTCTTGCCGTTCATGTCCCACACGCCAAGCTTGAGCACCATCGGGCGATTGCACAAGGTTGACAGGCTCTGGTCGCTGGGCTCGTGCTCCTTGCTTTTTTGCATGGCAGCAAACAACGCCCCGCCCGCATTGGTGGAAATCGCCGCCAGCATTTGTTTTGCACGGTCAGCCTTTTGGCTGTCAGCATCGGCCACGCGCACCTTCTGGAAAATCACGCGGTTTCCGTATTCTTGCGGCTTGGCAATGCGCCACTTGATGTTGATATAACGATCGCCTTGGTACTCCTTCCAGCTTGCTTCTTCGGCGCTGGCCAGCACGGCAGTGCCATCAGGAATAGGCTGCAAAGCGCCGCCGCCAGACTCAAACGAGCCAACTTGTTGCACGGCCTCGCCGGTGCTTGTTTGCCAAAAACTCATTTATTGCTCCTTCTGTGTGTAAAACTTGATGTAGGGGATGATGGGGTTTTCGCCGTGTGGCACGTCCAGTTCTGCGGGCATGTCATAGCGATTTTTTGCGTTGATAAAGCCCACGTTGCCATCGCCTGTGGTCACGAGCTTGCGACCACCGGTTTGCATCAGGCGTCCGTAACGTGTCGTCTGGCCTTTGCGATTGGTTTCTGCGCCTTGCACAAACTCTTCTTTCCGCAGGTACAGCACCGCGTCACACTGACTGGTGTAAACGCTCAAAGCCTGGTTGTCCATGTCCAGCGAGAAAACCGAGTAATCCGCTGCGGCATCTGGGCGGTTGCGGATCTTCTTGATCCCAGCATGGGCCAAAAACACAATGCCCATTTTCTTAACTGCGCGCAACTGCTCGCATTTGTAGACAAACTCGGCATGCCACTGGGCCACCTCGGCAAACCCCTTGTGGAACCCGCCTGACGCATCGGCCACTGTGCCCACGTTGTCACGCAAAGCAATCTCATGCCCAAACAACATGTCAAGGCTGGTCACGCTGTCCACCACGAGGGTTTTAAACCCATGGTCAGCACTAATCAACTCTTCCATCGTTGACATAAGAATTTCGCGTGTGCTGCGGTCTTTAGTTGCCTTGGGCAGCCTTGGCAAAACCGTGGGCTTTGCTTCTTCGTCCCAATTTTCAAACACCGCCTGCCCGTCTTCTGCTTGCAGCATCAGCGCACCAGGGAACAGTGCCCCCAGCGTGGTTTTACCCGTGCCGGGCGTGCCAACAATGGTAATCATCGGCGGCTTGGTGACGGGCTTAGTTGCCCTTGCCAGTAGTGACATTGCTTTGCTCCTTAGCTTTGTCTTCCAAAAACTTTTGCAGCTTGTTGAGCGTGCTGATTTTGGGGTTGCTGTTTGCGCCACTGAGCAACGTGTTGAGCGTGCTCAGCGAAACACCTGTCTTGTAAGACACTTCGGCACGGTCGTGCTTTCGCACTTCGGCCAACAGTTCATCCATCATTGTGGTTTCCCAATAAGTTGCGGTGCAGTAATGTTAACACAAAGCAACTGCACCGAACAAACTATTTTTTGCTGTAGTAAGAAAACGCCCTGCCTTTGGAGCTTGTGCGCACCTGCACAACCAGTTTGCCCGCGTTGACCAGGTGATCCAATGCCAATTGGATGGGTTTAGGCCCCATCTTGCGGCCCCCACGGATCTTTTGGCGCAGCACCCCAGGCGTAATCTCGCCCGCGTTGTCAATCGCCGCCATGATCGAAGACAGCAGCCCGTCGCCGCGTTCTTCGCTGTCGCTGGACTCGATTTTCTCATCCGCCTTTGCTTTGGCGATCTTTGCGTGCGTGACCTTCTTAACCAACTCGTGAGCCCAGGCCATTTCTTGCTGTGTGATACACCCTGTCCCCGCTGCCAGGATGCCCGCGACCTTAATCACCAATTCGGTGGCCCCCAGCGCCTGACTGGCCAAGCCACTTCCCGTATCGCGTTCGGTCAGCGCCACCTCGCGCCAGTATTGCCGGACGTTTTGCAACATGGCCTCGCCGCCTTTGTCGTAGCGGATGTATTGCCACTCGCCCCCGCGCTGAATCCGCTCGTCCTTGCCAATGCTGGCTGTCCCGCCTGTGCGCAGCGACAACAGGCGCATCATGACGTGTTCAGGCAGTGGGCCGCCAAAAACTTGGCTGTCTGGTTTTTCCTCTGGCACGTCTTCAGATTCCGTGAAAATCAGCGCACGGCCCAGCAAGCCGCCTGTCAGCAGCCATGGGTCAGCATGGATGGCCGCGTCAAACGAGCCGGGTTCGGACAGCCCGAAAAACGACAGCCACGGCTCAACAATCCCGTTTTCCACGCCTGCGCGCTTGGCCAGAGCCTTGGCCAGCTCGGAGTCCGGAAACTCGCGCGCGTAGTCTTGAGGTGACTCCTTGTCGCCAAGCTCTGCCGCCTTGACCGCCTTGGCGATTTCCTTATCGGCTTCTTCCATCAGTTCGCGCTTGACGTCGCCGCTGACCTGGTGCACACCCGTGGCCTCGGAATACATGGCGATCAACTCGGCCATCAAGTCCTCAAGGTAAGGCGTTTTGCCCTTGCCTGCCGCCGCCAGTTTTTCCAACTGCTTGCCAAACTCGTCGTAGGTGTAGATCACCGCCTGGTGGTGGATGGCGTTGCGTACCAACTCCTGAGAGGACTTGAATTTCCCATGCTCTGCACGCGCCAGGCCGAGGGCTCGGTTGACATCGTTGATGCACCGCTTGACCGCGCCCTTACCTGTCCGACTGGCAGCAATCGCAAACGTGATCAGGTTAAGGCTTGTATTACGCCCAGCCACCAGATAATGCAGCCCCGCTGCGTTGCTGACGATTTGCAGGGCGGCTGCGACCGCCAGGTTTTCACGGGGCATGGCGCATCGTGCATTGATCCACGCGCAAACCTCGCCCACAAGCCCAGGGGGGCGCAACAGGTCTACGCCCCGCACAGGCTGCGGCGCTGGCTCTTCGATGACGCCCCAGTCTGTTTGATCCACAAACGTCACGCTGGGCGTCCAGCCATCGGCTTTGGCCCATTCTATCAACGTGCCAACCGTGACCTCACTGGCCGATTTGCCAAACGAATGCCACTTTTGCGGCATGTGGGTGTCGTCGTGCGCCTGGCACTGCGACGACCACTGGAGCCACAAGTTGTAGCCCTCGTCGGTGCCCCCTGTGGCATGGTGGATGCCCATCCCCACACGAATCCACCGCTCATAGTCGCGCCCTACGTTGCGAATGCCCATGACGATACCGGCCAGATCCGCCTGGCTGTAGTCAATCGTCGCGCCATCCATGACAAACCGCGTGCGCTCTGCGCGGTGCAGCATTTCCAAAAGCTCCGCTGGGGCGTCGTCCACCTCATCAGGTGCCCCGTGGATCGCCTCGTAACGTCTGCCGCTGAAATGGTCACATCCAGCGCCCACCACGAACCCCGTGCTCTTGAAATCAATGCCGGGATAGTCTTTAACGCTTGTCATGAGCGACTTGCCGCGCCACTCCTGCGGAATGTGGAAATACCAGTGCTCCCCGTCGCCACTGCCGGTTTTGACGATGTAGCCCGCCTGTGCGCGGATGTTGGCCAGTTTCTCGGCGCTTTTCCAGCCGGCGTTTCTGCCGTCCACGTCCACCACCAGCAGGCTGGACGCGGGCAACAGCACCCCGTGGTGGCGCAAAAGCTGGTTTCCAAAGAACTGCCCGGCCTCGTCTTCAAGGTAGGCAATCTGCTGTTCGTCAAAAACGCCTGTGTGCTGCCAATTGCTTGCGCGTGGGTGTTTCCCTATCGCCGCGCATTTGGCGTCACCACAGCCGCAGGAGAGGCCTTGCTGGGGGTGTTTGATGATGGGGTGCAGCGGGAAAACGATCCAGCCCGCTTCTAAAGCGTTTTTGTAGGTGGTTTGCATGGGTGTCAGGCAATGCGGGTAACGAACAAGGAGCCGCGAATTGTGCGCGTGCGGAACTGCTTGCGGTAGTACTGCCCATGCGCCCCAATGTGCCCGCGCACTTTGGCGGGATTCTCGTCATCAAGGCGGATCTCAACCGTCTCTCCAACGGCTAACCGCCCAAACCCGTATCGCTCTGCCGCTTTGAGCTTTTGGGGTATGGGCTCAGACCTGAATGTAAACTTTGTCATGTCAATCTCCGTTGTTAGGTATGTAAAAGCATATCAGAAAAAACTATAAACGGGTTTTTCGTTAAGTTAGCATCGTGCGTTTTGAAAAAACCCTTACAAATCAATGACTTAGTAACTTAGTTGAGATCTCACATGGGATACATGAGTCCACATTGGGAACATCCACTCATACAAATTCAAAAATCCACAGCCTCAGACACTACCCATCCCTGCACAGAGGTACTCCTATAATCTCTAAGAGATCTCTATATTTGACGATCTCTTACCCCTTAGCCTTATAAATCAACAACTTAGCGCCGATTCTTAAAGTGATAGGTTATGCAATCCTATCCGTCGGCATGCGATCCTATGCAAAAAAGATGTTGACGATGCTAAAAAGACTGTGCTACATTGCATTCATCGACAACGCAACGGAGAACGACATGAATGCCGCAACAATCACCTTTAATGGCCAAACCGACAACGAAATCATCAGCCGCAACTGGAAGCGAAACAGCCTGCTGCGCGTCGCTTTGTACAAGAACACGGTCTACCACTGGGCAACTTTGCACGCAGCCAGCAAAAAGGGCAGCGCAATCCGCGCATACGCCCTGCACATGCAAAGCCGCGCCCACAAGGAGAACGACATGACCGCAAAACACACGCCGGGGCCTTGGACGGTCCTGAGCCACTCATGGTCTGACACATCAATCATTGCCCCTGGATTCGACCACGGCGTTTGCCGCCTAGACATCAACCACGCGACCGAAGAGTCGCAGCAGGCTGATGAGGCGCAAATGGAAGCCAACGCCCGCCTAATCGCCGCTGCGCCTGATCACCACGCGGTTGCCTTAGAGCTTGATCGCTTGATGTTGGTGATTGAGAGCGCAGTCAGGTGGCAAGACCCGAACAACCATGCCGCCGTTGTTGCGCTGGTAAAGGCCAATCGCGCCGCCATCACCAAAGCAACTGGCAGCAACGACTAACCACCCACCGCCCGGCAAACCGGGCATCTCAACCCAAAGGAAGACCATGAACCTCGAAGACCTGACCATCAAGCAAGCCCGCGAACTGGCTGCTTTGTTTTCAACCGCACAAGCAGCGCCAGCGCAAAACATTGGTGTCCCGCTGATTGGGCAATACGTTATCGCCCGTTGTTATTCGGCGGGGGTGCATGCTGGAACTGTCAAAGCAGTTGACGGAGAAAACGTCATCCTGACCGACTCGCGCCGCTTGTGGTCTTGGCAAGCAAAAGA